CACCGGGCGGAATTCTGGCTGGCGATCGGCGGATCGCTCTCCGGCTTTATCGGTATGTTTTTCCCTGATGAACCGAAAACCGTCCGGGTGGAACTCCCGCCCATCGCCCTGCAAGGCCGCAGTGAGTTTCCTGCTCCCGCTTCTTTTGGCCGGGTGCACGATCCTGAATTGGCGCTGCCACCCGTCCCTCACACCCGCCCGGATCGAGACGCCCCGGACGCACCGTGGGGCTATAACGATTTCTGAGGTCCGCCTGCAATGTCAAACGCCACTCCCTTAAGCCGTGTATTGCTCCAGACTCTGTCTATGCTGCTGCGCGCCCTGATCGGCGCGGCTGACTGGGGCCGCGTGCGCGATGTCGTCGTGCGGCTGCTGGATACCGACCTGCCCGGCGCCGCCAAGCGCGACCTGGCCGTCGCCGCCCTGCGCGACGCCGGGGTGACTCTGCGCGGTGCTGTGTTGAACCTGGCCATCGAGGCCGCCGTGGTCTGGGCGACGCACCCCAACGGTAAGAGCGGACCCGCGACATGAGCCTGACGCTCAGCGCCTGGGAATGGCTCAGCCTGCTCGGCGGCAGCGGCGTGGCGCTGGTCACGTTGCTGTTTACCTTGGGGCGTCTGCTGTTGGCCCAGGTCGAGCGCCGCCTCGATAGCCGCTTTGCCCTCCTGGAACAGACCCGCCAGGCTGCCAGCGCCCAATGGGGCGACCGCTTCGGGCAACTCGACACCGTGGTGCGCGGCAACGATCAGCGCCTGACCCAACTGCTCATCGACCTGCCGCTGCAATACCAGCGCCGCGAGGACAGCATCCGCCAGGAAGTCGCCATCATTCACCGCCTGGACGCCCTGGCGACCAAGGTCGACCACCTCTCCTCTTGTGACCTGCGCGCCTGCCCGCTGCGCGATCATCACCTGCCGGGAACCCCCTGACATGACCGCTCTGCCGTTCGACCCGGAAAAATCCCGCCGTGAAACCCTGCGCTGGGTGATCCTGCTCACCCTGAACGCCGCCCGGCCGCTGGGCGCTGGCGAAACGCTCACCCTCGACACCGTGCATCAGGCCATGCCGGATGTGACCCCGCGCGAGCTGCGCAACGAACTGGACTACCTGGCCGAGCGCGGCCTGATCCACCTCGACGGCCGCGACAGCCCGCAATGGCGCGCGAAATTGACTCGCTACGGCGCCGACATCGTCGAGTACACGATTGACTGTGAGCCGGGCATTGCCCGTCCGAAAAAATACTGGGGAGACTGAGCATGGCCCCGCCGCCTCGTGTCGCCCTCTTGCCGGACGACCTGCGCGCCGAACTGGATGCGCGCCTGATTCGCGGCGCGTTCAGTGGCTATGCCGCCCTGTCCGCGTGGCTCGACGAACAGGGCTTCGAAATCGGCAAAAGCGCTCTGCATCAGTACGGCCAGGGGCTGAAAAAGAAACTCGCTGCCATTGAAACCAGCACCCAGGCCGCGCAACTGATCGCCCAGGCCGCCCCGGATGATCGCGACCAGCGCTCCGAGGCGGTCATGAGCCTGGTGCAGACCGAGCTGTTCAACGTCCTGGTCAACTTGCAAGAAGCTGCGGACTGCGACGACCCGGAAGGCCGCTTGCTGGTGCTGGGCAAAACCGCCAAGGCCATCGCCGACCTCTCGCGGGCCAGCGTCAATCAGAAGAAGTGGAGCACCCAGGTGCAAGCCAAGCTCGACGCTCTGTTGACCGAAGCCCAGCACGGCGAGAACACCCTGGATATCGCCACCCTGCAACGCATCAGGAAAGAGGTCTATGGCCTCGCCGCGTAAAAAGCCCCCCGTCGATCCTGACACGGGAGTGGGGAGCCGTTTGTCAGTTGACAAAGAAAGCTTGCCAGTTGACAAAGAAAGCTTGCCAGTTGGCAAAGAAAGCTTGCCAGTTGGCAAGCAGGCGTTGTCAAGAAGCGGCCTCCTCTACCCCTACCAACGCCGCTGGCTGGCCGATACCGCCCGCTACAAAATCGGCATGTTCAGCCGCCAGACCGGCAAGACCTTCACCGCCACCCTGGAAATCATCCTGCACTGCCTGGAGCAGGAAGCCCACGGCAAAAAAGCCCGCTGGGTCATTCTCAGCCGCGGCGAACGCCAAGCCAAAGAAGCCATGGAAGAGGGCTGTAAACGCCATTTACAGGCCCTTAAAATAGCCTGTGAGGTGCTAGAAAAAGACTGGGACGCCCACACCAAGGCGTTAGAAATCATCCTGCCCGGCGGTTCGCGCATCACCGCCCTGCCCGCCAACCCGGACACGGCGCGCGGCTTCTCCGCTCATGTGCTGCTCGACGAATTCGCCTTTCACGCCGACAGCCGCAAGATTTGGCAAGCCCTGTTTCCGGTGATCAGCGCCGGGCATTTCTTGCGCGTGGTCAGCACCCCCAACGGCAAGGGCAACAAATTCTACGAACTGATGACCTCTGGCGAACTGGAAACCGTCTGGTCCCGCCACATCGTCGATATCTATCACGCCGTCGCCGACGGCCTGCCGCGCGACATCGCCGAACTGAAGGCCGGCATCGCCGACGACGACGCCTGGGCGCAGGAATACGAACTCCAGTGGCTGGACGAAGCCAGCGCCTGGCTGAGCTACGACCTGATCAACCGCTGCGAGGATGATGGCGCGACGCGCGTTTCCCCTCTCGTCCCGCCCGAACGCGGCACCGCGCTGACCTACCTCGGCGTGGACATCGGCGCCCGTCACGACCTGTTCGTCATCTGGGTACTGGAAGCCGTCGGCGATGTGCTGTGGACGCGGGAAATCATCGCCAAGCAGCGCATTTCCTTCGCCGAACAAGACGCCCTGCTCGATGACTGCTTTCACCGCTACCGCGTCGCCCGCTGCGCCATCGACCAAACCGGCCTGGGTGAAAAGCCCGTCGAAGACGCCAAGCGCCGCCACGGCTCGCGCGTCGAAGGCGTGCTGTTCACCGCCGCCAGCAAGCAACTCATGGCGACCCTTGCCAAGGACGCCTTTGAAGACCGCAAGGTCCGCATTCCCAAAGGGGTGCGCGAAATCCGCGAAGACTTGCACAAACTCCAGAAAGTCACTAGCCCGACCGGTGCGCCGCGCTTCATCGCCGACCGCGACAGCGACGGCCACGCCGACCGCGCCTGGGCGCTGTTCCTCGCCCTGTACGCCGCCAGCAGTCCGCCGGAAACCTTTGCCTACCACCCCGTCCCGCGCCGCGTCACGGCCCGCGTCACTCCCCATCGCTTTACCCGAGGCGTCTTGTAAATGCCGAGCAAAACCGACCTGTCGCGCCCGCTGATCACCCCTGAGCAACGCGCCGCCCGGCGCTGGCGCCCGTCCGTCGCCGCCGGTCTGACACCGGCCGACCTGGTCATCCTGCTCCAGCAGGCCGACGCCGGCTACCCCGACGCCTACCTGACGCTGGCCGAGGAGATGGAAGAGCGCAGCCCGCACTACGCCGCCGTGCTCAACACCCGCAAGCGTGCCGTATTGGGGTTGCCGCGCAGCGTCGAAGCCGCCAGCGATGATCCCGGCGACGTGGAACGGCGCGACGCGGTCGAACGGCACCTGGTCAAATCCCCGGCCTTTGGCCGCCTATTGGCCGGATTGCTCGACGCGCTGGGCAAAGGCTACGGTGCCGTCGAAATCCGCTGGGATGCGCGCCAAGCGCCGTGGGCGCCGCGCGATATCAGCCGTGCGGAACGCGCCTATGCCTGGCGTGATCCGCACTTCTTCCGCTACAACCCCGCCGGGGATGAACTCCAGCTCGCGCTCAACGGCCTGGGCGCCACCCAGCCGCTGCCACCCTACCGCTTCATCGTCCACGAACCGGCCCTGAAAATGGGCCTGCCGATTCGCGGCGGCCTGGCCCGGATCACGGCGGTCGCCTATCTGTGCGGGCATTACGTCCTGGAAGACTGGACCGCCTACGCCGAAGTGTTCGGCATGCCCCTGCGCCTGGGGCGGTATGGCAGTGGGGCCAGCGCCGAGGATATCGAGATCCTGAAAACCGCCGTCACTGGGCTGGGATCGGATGCCGCCGCCGTGCTGCATGAATCCATGCGCATCGAATTCCAGGCCGCCAGCCCTGGGGCCGGCGGCGCGGATCTCTATGAGCGCCTGGCCGATCGATTGGATAAGCTGATCAGCAAGGCGGTGCTCGGGCGCTCCGACGCCGCCGACGCCACCAGCGGCCAGCTCGGCGGACAGGAGTATGCCGGGGAGGTGCGCCGCGATATCTTGGAAAGCGATGCCGAGGAGCTGGCCAATACCCTCAACGAGCAGCTCGTGCAGCCGTTCATTGACTTGAACTGGGGACCGCAAGCGGCCTATCCGTCCATCAAGCTGGCCGTACCCAATCAAGAAGACCTGGCCGGCTTGGCGGACATGCTCAGCAAGCTGGTGCCGCTCGGGCTGGAAGTGGAGCAGAGCGTCATCCGCGACAAGTGGGGCCTACCCGATCCCGACCCAAAAGGGAAGCTGCTGGGCGCGCCGCCACAACCCGCCGGGAATCCCGGAACGTTGCCGGGGATGAATCGCGCCCTGAATCGTGAAATCCCCCCGGCGTCGCCGCCCCCCTTTGAAAAAGGGGGGATGGGGGGGATTTATGAACGTCTGGGCCGCGAGGCCGACCCGCTCCTCGATGCGCTGCTGGAACCGGTGCGTCAGGCGCTAAACGCCAGCGGCGATCTCATGGACTTCCGGGAGAAACTGCTAACCCTCTATCCCAACCTGGACGGCAAGGCGTTTGCCGAACTCATGGGCCAGGCGCTGGCGGTGGCCGACGCGGCCGGGTATTGGGAGGCGCAAGCGTGAGAAAACGCCGAGTGGCATCGCACGCCGTAGCGTTCCTGGCAGGTCTTGGGGCAGGCATGGCTCTCGCCGTGTGGCTGGTTTCCCCGTCCGCCCACGCGGGCGCGGCAAAATACCGTCTGGGCATGGGATCCGGGCTGCCGCCGGCGATCCGACAGGCTACCTACGCAACGGAACGGTTATGGGATATCCAGTGCGTCGGTAGCGTGAAAGACTGCGGCCCCACGCCGATTCCCGAACCCGGCTCGCTGGCGTTGGTCGGGATCGGGCTGGCGCTGCTGATCGGAGCGAAAGCATGGCGGTAGATTACGGCAGCCTGCCCTTCGCTGAAGCGCTGGCATTTTTTCGTCACAAGCTCAACCTGCCCACGCAGCGTTGGGATGACCTGGTGGGCGCGGCCCATGACCGGGCCTTTGTGGTCGCCGGAGCGATGCTGGCCGACCTGCTGATGGATCTGCGCGGTGCGGTAGACGGCGCGATTGCGGAGGGGACGACCTTTCGCGACTTCCAAGCGAACTTTGAGAAAATCGTGGCGGATCGCGGCTGGACCGGCTGGACCGGCGAAGACACAAAAGCGGGGCGGGCCTGGCGCGCACGGGTGATCTACGACACCAACCTGTTCACCGCGTATGCCGCCGGCCGCTACCGGCAGATGAAGGAGGTGGCCGAGGCGCGCCCCTACTGGCGCTATCGTCACTCCCCGGCCAGCGTCGTTCCCCGTGCCGAGCATCTGAGCTGGGATGGGGTGATTCTGCGCCATGACGATCCCTGGTGGGCGAGCCATGCGCCACCGAACGGCTGGGGCTGCAAGTGCTATATCGAGACCCTGGCCGAACGCGACCTGAAAAAACAAGGGCTGGAACCGACGAGCCCGGAACGCATTCCCTACCCGGACAGCGGGGTGGACCCCGGCTGGGACTATCAACCGGGGGCAAACCAGACCACACCGCTCTATGACCTGATCACCCGCAAGTTACCCGCGTTGGATGCGCCCCTGGGCGCAGCGATGTGGGAGTCCCTCAAGGATGCGGTGGCGATGGAGCGGCAGCTGGCCTGGTGGAACACGCTGGAGGGGTGGCTGACCAGTCCGCAAAGGGGACGCATGGCCATTGTGGGCGCGATCGGCCCGGAGATACTCCAGTGGCTCCAAGAGAACAAGCGTCTCGTCCCCCGCAGCGCCGCGATTGACATTCAAGAAGGGCTGTTACGCGGAACGAAGCAACAACGCCACTTGGCGAGCCAAGACGGTTTATTGGAGAGTGAGTGGCGGCGATTGCCGGAGATTTTAGCCAAGCCCGAAGCGATCTATTTCGATACCCGCACCGGAAAATTGGTCTATGTGGTTTCTGCCGGAGACGAGGCCGGCATTAAGCTGTCCGTGGAATTTGACGCGCGCGTCAATAAATCGGATCGAACCAACCGGATCGTTTCCGGCTTTCGGCAGTCCAGCCAGATCATCGATGAACTGGTGCGCGGCAGGCTTTATCAACCGCTGCCGTTGAATTGATGTGGGCGGGAGGACAGCTCCCCTCCATCCGAGACGCTGTTGCGTCAAGTTACGTGGATGCTGACTTTCCACGCCTCGCCCACAGACCTTAAATACTCCCAACCACCCGGAAAATCAAGATGAGTCCAACAGAGTACGCGCCGTCCTATCCCGCCTACACGCTGGGCTGCGCCCAGCCGAGGGCTTCTTGCGTCTTCGCATGAGCGCGATTTAGCAAGTAGCGATTAGGCGCTGGCTCTTGCGCGTTCAGCTCGTTGAACAGCGTATCGATTGCATGAAGCTGCGCATCATCGGTCTGTTCTAATCGCCACAGAAACGTGATCCATCGCTTTTTCAAATCGACATGAACGATGAATTTGCCATACATGCCAAACGCCACGACGGCGGCATTCAGAAGGGTCATCCCCAGCGCCAACGCCGCAATGATCGCATCCCGATAAGGGCGCCAGGGATCAGGTAACATGGAGCTGGCCGCCGCGAAGGCCGTGCTGGATAAGAGCAGCGAGGCGAACACGGCCCAATTGAGAAAGCGCCCGTAAAACAGTTCCATGCTTTCGTGATAACGAACATTCATTCGCCCTAGGAACAGCAGGTCATTGCGATTATACGTTGCCATCATGCGTCCTTATCAAGATTTCGGCTTGGGATCGGGCTTGGCGGGCCGTCTGCGGCAAGCCCCTTTTCGGTCATGACCCTCGCCGTTTTTCTATTTTAACCGATTTAACCCAGGGGGTTCTCCATGGCCGGTGCACAGCATGTGATTGACATCACGGTGGACGATGCCGAGATCCGCGCGGGCCTGCGCGACCTTGAGGATAAGATCGGCAACCTGCAACCGTTCTTCCGCGACATCGGCGAGGCGTTGCTCAACAGCACCCGCGAACGCTTCAATACGATGCGCGCCCCGGATGGGACACCCTGGGCCTCGCTCTCGCCTGGTTACGCCTCGCGCAAAAGGAAGAACGCCGATCTGATTCTAGTTCTCAACGGCTATTTGCACGGCCTGCTAACCGTGCAGACCAGCAAGGACACCTTGCGCATCGGTACACCGCTACCCTACGGCGCCACGCACCAGGTCGGCGATGCC